AAAATTATGAATATAAAGAAGATAATTGTATTAAAAAAATAATATAATAAAATTGTATATCAAAAAATATCAAATTTTATGCTACTAGTAACAACCCAATATTATATATTCATATAATTATTATGAAGAATGTTGGTATATAAGCAATTGTTTTGCTTTAAAAGAACTTTTTGATTAAAAAATTTTTTATACAATTAATTTATTAAAAAATTAATTATACATACAAAAAATATTTACTTCTTAGAACTTCTCTTCTTAGAAGCCTTCTCTTGAACCACCTTTTCTTCAACAATCTTCTCTTCAACTTGAGCCACAGCTTGAGTTTCAACTGTTTTTGTTCCCATTCTATCATAAACAGTCTTAATAAAGTTTTGGACGTTATAGAAATTAAATCCTTCCTTATCCTTAGGACTATCCACATTGTTCATATACTTCACTTGTTCATCCGTCAAATGAAATGCCTCTTGAATAGAGGGATTTACACGATGAATTCTTCTATCTCTCTTATCCTTAAGACCATTGTCATCCAAATACTTATGAAGATGCTTAGAAATATCAGTTCTAGGAACAGTCTCTTCAGTCATATTAAACAACTTAGCAAACTCAGGAGGAAGAGGGGTCTTATCACCAAAACCAGTAGCTCTCTTCTTACCTGAATTTGAAGACTTCTTAGTTTTAGCACTTCTAACAACCGCTCTATTTGTTCTCTCAACAAACTTCTTCAAACTCTTCTTTAAAGTCAAATCCTCTCTTCTTCGAGTATCAATACTTTTAATAAGTTCTTTATAATGAGTTTCTAATGAATACTCAGAACGTGTATTATCAGTAGTTGTAACTGTTTCATTTTGTGTTTCTGTTTTAACCTCATTCACGGTTTCAATAATCGGTTCAGGTTGTTCAACAACTTTTGTGTTTTTCTTAGTTCTAGTCATTAGTATAATTTTATTTAATGTCATTTCTTTAAGTAGTTTTCACTTTTATTATTTTTATTAAAAAAAATTGAAATTAATATTAATTAATTATTAATTATTAAAATGGAAGATAAATTTTCAAGACAAAGTTATGCTATTGGTAAAAATTCAATTAATAAAATAAAAGAATGTTCTGTTCTTGTATTAAATTTTAATCATTTATCTTTAGAAATAATAAAAAATTTAATTTTATTGGGTTTTGAAAAAATTGACATTGATTTTGATGCTACTTTTCAAAATAATTCTTCTAATTTATATTATACAAATAATAAATTATTAGATTATTTGAAAAGTTTAAATCCCACAATTTCTATTAATAATATAAATAATAAATTTTTTGAAATTACTGATTATAATGTTGTTATATTATCTAATATGTTTTCAACAAAAATTAATAAAGTTTGTAGAGAAAATAATATATGTTTTATTATGTCTTGGTGTTTAGGATTATCTGGTTGTATATTTAATGATTTTGGTAATAATTTTATTTCAAGAGATTTGGATGGTGAAAATTATAATTATCTTATTATTAAAAATATTGAAAATAATATTATTACTTGTAAAGATAAACATTTTTTACAAAATGATGATATAGTTTTACTTAACGACCATGAAATTGTTAAAGTCGTTAAGATTATTAATATGTATAAATTTTCAATTAATTTTGAAACAAATAATATTACCACTTTAAAAAAAATGAAAAAAACAAAAGAATTTTATTTTAAAAGTTTGAAAAAAAGTTTAAATATTAATCAAGATTTAATACCTAATTTTAAATATTTTAATCGTGAAAAATTATTACATATTTTATTTTTATCTTTATTTGATTATTTAAAAAAATATAACACATATCCATCTATTGAAAATATTAATTCTTTTAAAGAAATTATTATTTTATACTCTAATATTGATAATGAATTTCAAATAATTATACAAAAATTTTTATCAACTATTAATGGAAATTTTTTACCAATATCATCAATTATTGGTTCTATTGTTTCTCAAGAAGTTATTAAATACATACTCAATAAATTTATACCAATTAATCCTTGGTTTAATTTAGATTGTTTTGAATTATTAAAAGATAATGAAATAATTACTAAAAATACTGGTGATAATAATAAATATAATGACCTGATAAATATTTTTGGTAATGAAACACTTGATAAAATACAAAACACCAAACCATTTGTTGTTGGAACAGGTGCTATTGGTTGTGAAGTATTAAAACAATTGATGGCTTTAGGAACTAAAAATATAATAACTACAGATATGGATAATATTGAAGTATCTAATTTATCAAGACAATTTCTTTTTAATAATGATGATATTCATAAATCAAAATCAATAGTGGCTTCACAAAAAGTTATGCAAATGAATAATGATATTAAATGTTTTCCACTAACTGAAAAATTATGCCCTGAAACAGAAGATATATTTAATCAAAAATTTTATGATAATATTGATATTAATCTTTTGGCTTTGGATAATATGGACGCAAGATTATATGTTAATTCTCAAACAATTAAATATAAAAAACCCTTATTTGATTCAGGAACTACTGGATTGCAAGGAAGCGTCCAAGTAATATTACCTAATATTACAGAAACATATGAAGCTAATAAAAATAATCAACAAGAAAATATTCCATTATGCACCATTAAAAGTTTTCCTTATAAAGTAGAACATAATATTCAATGGGCTAAAGAAATATTTGAAGAAGAATTTTATAATAATATTAATCTTTTAATTAAATATAAAAATAATTTGAATTTATTAAATGAAATTGATACTATTGATATGCAAGAACTTATTAATGTTATAGATAAATATTCTTACTTTAATACAGATTTTAATTATCATTATATACTTTCATATTTATATTATAAATATTATATTTTTAATATTAAAATACTAAATGAACAATATAAAAATAAAAAAGAAGAACTTAAAGAAAAAAATTTTCCAAATAAAATTAATATAAAATATAATACCAATTATTTTAAAGAATATTTCTTATTTGGTTACACTTTGTTAAATGAACTATTTAATACAAATGAAATGCCAACAGATTATGATTTAATTAATATTAATAAAACAAAAAAAAAAGTTATTAATAAAAAATTAATTATTAAAATATTAAATAGTTTTAATATTGTAAATCCTATTGTTTTTGAAAAAGATAATAAAAATCATATACAATTTATAACTAATATTGTTAATTTTAGAAATATACAATACAATATGAAAATTACTGATGAATATGAAGTTAAATTAATATCAGGAAAAATTATTCCCGCATTAATTACTACAACATCATTAATAGCTGGGTTTCAAATTATTGAATATATTAAATATATTAAATTTAAAGATGAAATTAAATTAGAATTATTTAATAACAAATATGTAAATTTAGGTATTAATTATATTGATTCAATTGACCCTGTTGAATGTAAAACAACCAAAATTGGAAAATTTAATTACAATGAATGGAATAATAAATTATGTATTGATACTAATAATACACAAAAAGCAATTAAATTATTAGAATATTTATTAGAAACAAAAATAGAATATATGACATACCTAAATGATAATAATCAACCTATTGAAATTTATGATGGAGACGAAATTACAATATCCGAAATAAATTTTAATAATAAAGTTGAAATTCTATTTTTAGAAGATTTAACTTTAGAAATTCAATTACTTTAAAATATTTTTATATTATTAAATAAATACTAATTTTTATATTTTAATAAGTAATACATAATAAAATTTAATGATTATTTTAGGATCAAATCATAATTTAATGGTTTCATTATGTCCTTATATTTTTGAACTATTGAAAATTAAATGTTTTAGATGTAATAAAGTATTAACTACCTTTTCACATACTGGTAAAAATAATTTACCTTGGTGTGATTATATTTGTTTAGATTGTGATTTAAAATATGAAGTTAAAAGTCATTTTAATTGCAAATACTTGTTAAATAAAAAACAATGTAATAAAGATTTATTTATTGGTGGAAATATTGAAACATTTATTAATTTAGAATCCAAACCTTGTTTAATTATAATTAATTTCAATATTTGTATAATAAAAAAGTTTTTAAAAATTAGTATAACATCTATTAGATACTATAATTATTTTAATTATATCATTTCAAAACATCCTATTTTAAGACATAAAACTTGTATTAAAATAAATACAGAACAATTTAATGCTACATATGATTATAATGACAATTTTAATAATATTTGTTCTTATCAAATTTTAAATAATGAAATTAATGATATTAAATTAAATGATTTTGATAAAATACAAAATTTAGCAATTTATTTTAATAATATATATGATTTAAAATTATATAATTCAAATAAACAATTAATATTTAATAAAAATATTGAATATAGTTATGATTATGCAATTAATAATATTAATCATTTTAATCAAGAAACTTTAATTAAATTATGTTTTAATAATATATTAAATAATAAAATTTGTGTTAATGTTATTGTTCCTAAAATTAATAAAAATATCAATCTTGATATTAACAAAAATGATGCAAATATTCCTAATAAAATAATCATAAAATTTTATTCATTTGTAAATTTTATAAAAAAATTTTTTTGTTGTTAATTTTCTTTAAAAATATTATTCACAATATATTTTTTTAATTCATCATTATTTAAATTGTCAAATTTAAAATTACAATTATTTTTTTTTTCAAATATTAATTTAATTTTATATTTATTATTTCCACTTGGAACAATAAACAATAATCCATATTTTTCTATTACAATATCAGTTATATCTTGATTTTCATTTGAACCATTTGTATATAATTCTAAAATATAGTTATAATATTCATTTTCATTTATATAATATATTCCTCCTTCAAAATTTTTATATATTGTTTCACAAAAAAATACAAAATTATCTTCAAATGTTAGATTTGAATTCTTCATATTTTAATAATTTTATATAATATTTAAAGTTATTATTTTTCAATTTTTCTAAAATAAAAGATTGTATTAAAAATAATTATATGGTGGATTTTAAAAGATATTGAAAATTTTTATATATAACTGATAATTTTTGAATTTAAGCATTACAATATATTTAAAAATATTATTAATTATATTTTTTTATTATATTTCATATAATGAATGTTAATAAAACAGAAGAACAAAATAAAATTATACACTGTAAAGAGAATATGATAATTAATAGTAATCCAGGAGCTGGTAAAACTACAACATCTTTAATGTTGTGTTATGAAAATAAAGAAAAGCAAATTTTTCTTCTAACATATAATTCAATGTTAAAAACCGAAGTAAGAGACAAAATTAAAAACAAAAATTTTAAAAATTGTGAAGTTCATAGTTATCATTCTTTAGTTACTAATTATTATGATAACACTGGTTATGATGATGAACATATTAGTAAAATCATAAAAAATAATAATAAACTAAGTAAAAATATTGAACCTATTAATATTTTCATAATTGATGAAACACAAGATATGATTAAAATATATTTTGATATAATTCAAAAATTTATTAAAGATACAAATAGTTTTGATTCACAAATTATTTTATTGGGAGACCCAAAACAATGTATTTATAATTTTAAAAATGCTTCATCTCAATTTTTAACATTAGGAGATTCAATTTGGAATAAATCATTTTTAAAAAAAACTCTCAATGTTAGTTTTCGTTTAACACATAAGGTAGGTTGGTTTATTAATAATTGTGTTAATAAATATGCCAATATACAAACCATTAAAGATGGTCCTAAAGTAGATTATTATATAACAAATACTTTTAATGTTTATAAAAAAATTGGATTACAAATTAAAAAAATGATTAATGAAGAAAATTATAAACCTAATGACTTTTTTATATTAGTTCCCAGTATCCGTTCAGTTAATGCTCCCTTTAAAAAATTAGAAAATTATCTTACTAAACAAAATATACCCTGTATGACACCTATTAGTGATGAAGCTAAACTTGATGAAGATGTTATTAACAATAAAATATTAATTATTAGTTATCATCAAAGTAAAGGAAGAGAAGCTAAAGTAGTTATTGTTTATGGTTTTGATGATACATATTTTAAATTTTATGGAAAAAATCTTAAAAATGATAGATGTCCGAATACAATTTTTGTAGCTATAAGCAGACCTAAAGAAAAATTAATTCTTATTCATGATGAACAAAACGCTCCTTTACCATTTTTAGATTTAAATAATTCAAATATTGATAATTATGTTAATATTATTAAATCTAATAAAAATATGGAAATAAAAGAAAAAAAAGTATTTAATAATGATAATTTTATTAAAAAGAATGTCAGTGAATTAGTTAAATTTTTATCATCAACGTCATTACTAAATTTAATTAGTTTAACTAATGATTTATTTGAAACTGTTTATGAATGTATTAATGATATTGATATTAAATCAAAAGTTGAAACATCTAAAGATAATTATGAAGAAGTTTCAGAAATTAATGGTTTAGCTATTCCAAGTGTTTATGAAAAGGTTATTTCAAATAATGGAAATCTTAGCACTATTGAATATTATGTAATGGATCATATACAAAAAAATAATGATATTCAAAAATATGCAGGTAAAATTAATATTCCTTGTAAAAATATATCAGATTATTTAAAAGTATCAAATGTTTATAATGCTTTGCAAAATAATCTTCATTCAAAAATAGCAAGTATTAAAAATTATAATTGGATTGATAATTCTCAAGTTGATAAATGTTTAAATAATTTAAAATTTATTAAAAGTAATAATTTATTTTTTGAATATAAAATAACAAATGATGATGATTTAGATGAAAATTTTTTTATTTATAAACATAAAGATTTTGGTGAAATACGAATTGCTGGAAGAATTGATGCTTTTGATAATGATAATATTTATGAATTTAAATGTGTATCAAATATATCTATAGAACACAAATTACAAATAATTATTTACTATTGGTTATGGATAAATAGCAAATTAAAAGAAAATTATGGTGATAAAAATGGAATTATTATTAATATTAGAACTGGTGAAACATTAAAATTAAAAAAAGATATATATACTATTAATCAAATTGTTGAATTAATACTTAATGATAAATTAACTTGTGTTGAAGAATTAACAGATGAAGAATTTATTCTTAAAATGAAAATTTAATAAATAATTTAATAAATAAAAATTTTAATATATAAATTATTTATTCTTAATATTTATATATTTATTACTTCCCGCAGCGTGTCTCAATGTATATATACTACTCTTTTTCCATTCCTGACCTACTGCTTTTTCACTCATAATATAAACATCACCACTATTTAATTTAATTTCATAATAATCACCAACTGATTTATTTTTATAATACCAAATCCATCTTATTGGATAATTATCTGCACCTAAACTTAAACAAATTACTCTTGTTCTTTCAGCATCTCCATGAAATCCAATTCCACATTTTTTTAAATCAAAATATCTATTACCTTCAGCGATTAAATTATCTGCTTTATTATTACATTTTTTATTTATTCTTTTACATAATTTTTTTTTAAATTTTTTAAAATTAATTAACTTATTACTATCAATAATAATTCCTTTTTTATTTTCATAATCTGGAGCTTGTTCTATTCCTTCTAATAAAACAATATTTGACCTTGCATGTTTATTTAATACTTTTTTTCTTCTTGTATCATAATATTTTTTATCCCAATTTAATTTAGTTAATTCATTATATATTTCTATTTGTTTTTCTTCATTAATATAATTTCTTATAATTAATATACCTGCGTTTTCATTTTCAATATTTAAATTAATATACTCTGTTTCAAACTCTTTTTTCTCAAAATATTTTTTTAATTTATCTAAATCATTAATAGAAAATCCAGAACCTTTTTCTCCTAATGATCCTAATAATTCCATTCCTGGATGATTTTCACCTGCATCTCCAAATGTTATTGCTATTCTTTCTTCTTTATTCATTATTAAAATATATTAATTTTTATTTATTAAAAATCAATTTTTTTTTAAATAAAAATTGAAAATAATTTAATTTAATTTTTATAAAATAAACAAAGCTATTCAAATATGAATTTACCACCTCCAGGATTAACACCATATTTTAATGGAAGCATTTCTTCAAGAAATGATTATATTGAACGAACTTCTCCAAGAAATAATTTTAGTGGAAGAAATTCTCCAAGAAATAATTTTAGTGGAAGAAATTCTCCAAGAAATAATTTTAGTGGAAGAAATTCTCCAAGTAATAATTTTAGTGGACGAAATACTCCAAGAAATAATTTTAGTGGAAGAAATACTCCAAGAAACGTTTTTAGTGAAAAAAATTCTCCAAGAAACGATTTAAATAAAAAATATGATCCAACTAAAGATTTTAGTGGACGAAATTCACCAACTAAATTATACTGTGATTATTGTAACAAAGATAATCATAATACACATTACTGTTATTTTGTAAAAAAAGAAAAAAAATTAAAAGAAGCAAAATTAAAAAAAGAAAAATTAAAAGAAGAAAAATTAAAAGAAGAAAAATTAAAAGAAGAAAAATTAAAAGAAGAAAAATTAAAAGAAGAAACATTAAATAAATATAATAGTTATTGTAATTTAGTAAAAAATAGTAATTATTGTGAAAATAGTAATTATTGGGAAAATAAATTAGGACGTAGTCCTTATCAAAATAATAATTTTAGTCTTTATTTTTATTCAGTTAAAAGTTATACTTAATTATTTTCATTTTTATATAATAATTGATAAATATTTAGTTTTTTTGTTCTGGGATATCTTAAAACTCTTCCTATTACTTGGTCTAATGTTTTAGGTTCTAAATAATTAAATAGTATCAAATCATCAACAAATTCTAAATTTAAACCATTTGATAAACTTAAATCATTAATAAATAATAATTTAATTGTATTATCATTTTTAAATTTATCTACAATATTGGTTAAATCTTTAATATTTCCACCATTTAATTCTAAATAACTAAATATTTTTTCATTATAATAATTTTCTAAATAATTATTTAATTCTTTTCTGGTAGAACAATATAATATTATTTTATTTTTACATAAATCTAAAATATCTTTTAATATAACCATTTTATCTAAATTAATAAATTCATTTTCATTTTTATTTATTTGAAGTGGGGTTAATTCATCTTTTCTATAAACTTTATCACTTCCTACATATTCTATTTTTATTTTTGTATCATCAATATCTTTATCATCATTATATTTTATTAATTCATAAATACATTCATTACAAATATTATCATTATTTGGTGTTATATAATATTCAATACTATTATTTTTATACTCATTTTCCAATTCCATATCTTGAATATTATTAAAACATTTAATACAAATTAAATTATTAAAAAATAAATTTTTTAAAATATCAGTTAATGCTTTTAATTCTTGATGTTCCGATACTAATTTATTTTTGCTAATAATATGACTTTCTTTATCACCATTATTATTAAATTTAATATATTTTTCTGTTTCAGTAATACTTTCTAATTTGGATGACATTAATTTAATAGAATTGGAATATAAATTTGATAGAACATCTTTATAAGAATTTAAATCAACATTACCACATTCTTTAGTTAAAATATTATAATGATGTGTATTAATTCCATTCATTGTTTGTTTTTGACAGAATTTAGAAAATATATTATCAACATATTTATTTTTACAAATAAACTTTTTATAATTGGGTGGTTTAATTTTCATACATTTTTTAATATATTTTATTTCACAGGAACAATCATTTTGTTTTAGATTTGGTAAATATAAATTATATGAGCCTATTGTAAAACTTAAATTATTTTCATCAAAAATAGAATGTATTGATGCTGAAATAAACCAAACCATTTTTGTTAAAATATTATGTTTTAAAAGATTTTGTATTGTATCTATTTCATCAAAAAAAACTGAACGAAAATAAAAATTATGATATGATATAGCCTGAACTAATGAAATATATAATACAGGCGTTATTAAAATAATATCATTATCCATTAAGATATATTTATTATTATATAATTCATTAATATCTTTATTTTCAGAAATAAATTTACATTTCATTTCATTTTTATAAATTTTATTTATTGATTCAATCCATTGAGAAAATATATTATGTGGAACTACTATTAAAAAACAATTTTCTCTTTTATTCTCAAATAATTTTATAAAATATATTAATGCTAAAATAACAAATGTTTTACCTGTTCCCGGAGGGTCTGAAAACATACCATACTTAAATTCTTTATTATTAAAATTTCCATCTATTTGTAAAGCTTTGTATATTAATGATTTTTGGTGCGGTTTCAAAATAATATTAAATTCATTATTATTAATATTCATTTGATTTGATTTTTTATTTATTTTCATCATATTATTTTAATATTTTATAAATTTTATTTAAAATTTACTCAAATAAAAATTGAATTTTTTTATATTTAATTAATTAATTTTATTAAGTATCATAAAACTAAGATGGTTTGGTGTGTTGATTGTGGTTATATTAAATTAGACGATAATGAATATATTAAACATAAAAAAGGAAATATTAAAGATCATCACGAAACATATTCCAACAAAGAATATTGCTGTCTTTGTGCTAAAATTAAAGGTGAATTTTTAAATCACAAAAATTATAAAAATTGTCCTTTTATTAAAAAAGATAATTTAGCATTATGTAAGAATTGTGGAATAAATGGTAAAAATTTTAATCATCATCCATCTAAACATTTTAATACTTAATTAAAAAAATATATAAAAACATATTGTTTATTTAATAATAATTAATTACTTCATAATTTTTAAAATCATTAATATATTCATATTCTTTATCACATTTAACTGTTTTAAGATTTTTAGGTATTTTTTTTATTTTTAAATAATAATCATTTAATTCTAAATATTCTATTGAATTCGGAAGATTATTTAATTCTTTACCATATTCATTAATATATAATTTTTTAATACTGTTGGGTAAATTATCTAAAATTAAATCAGTTTCAAATATAATTAATTCTTCAATATTATTATGTAAATTATCTATCACATATTGATTATTACATTCACACATATTTAAACTTTTAACATTTAGTGGAATGATTATTTCTTGATTAAAATTGCTTCCAAAAGTTAAATGTGTTAAATTTATATTATTTAATAAATCTATTTTTTGATTAAACCAATATCCAAAAGTCAAATGTG